CCCGAACTCGCTCCAGAAGCTCATGGGGTTCTACCTCATGCTCGGCGGCAGTCTCGGCTCGTTCATGTTCGTCGATCCCGACTTCCACTCGGTCACCGCGCAGACGATCGGGACCGGCGACGGCACGACGACGCGCTTCCCGTGCGTCCGTTCGATCGGCGGCTTCGTCGAGCCGATCAGCATCGTCACCGCCGTCTCTTCGGTGACTGTCGCGGGCAGCGCCGCCGCCTTCGTGCTGACCGGCCCCAACGTGATCAGCCTCACGAGCGCGCCGGCTTCGGGCGCCGTCGTGGCGGCATCGTTCACCTACGCCTTCCTCTGCCGCTTCTTGGAGGATACGCTCGACTTCGAGGAAATCATGAGCAACCTCTGGCAAATGAAGTCCTTAAAATTCCGCCAGGTCAGGACGAGCTGAGCCATGAAATGGACGTCCGACGCCCTCTTGACGCTGATCAACCAGGCGCGCGGCAATCCGGACGCGCGGATCTACTTCGCCGATTGCTTCACCTTCGTGCTCTCGACCGGCGTCGTCCTCGCCTACACGAACCTCGACCAGAACGTGATTTTCAATAATTACACGTTCTATGCCAACGGCCCGCTCGTGCAGGGCTTCAAATACAAGGCGGCGATCGGGCTCGAAGTCGACAAGCAACAAATCACGCTCGCGGCGCGCCCGAGCGATCTGCTCAGCGGCGCGCAGTTCCTCGCGGCCGTCCGTGACGGCGCCTTCGACGGCGCCACGGTCAAGCGCGACCGGGTGTTCATGACCGCGCCCGGCGGCCCGGTCGTCGGCGGCGTGCAATTGTTCCTCGGCCGCGTCTCGACGATCGACCAATGCGGCCGAACCTCGGCCAAGATCACCGTCGCCTCCGATCTCGTGGTCCTCGACTACGACATGCCGAGGAACCTGTTCTCGCCGACCTGCCTGCACGTGCTCTACGATTCCGGCTGCATGGCCGTGAAGGCGAACTTCGCGACGAACGGCACGGTCGGGGCGGGCTCGACGGCGAGCCTCATCAACTTCGCAGGCGCGCTCGCACGCCATGCCCAGGGCGCGATCGACTTCCTCACCGGCGCCAACGCCTCGGTCGCCGCGACCGTCAAGAGCGCCGTCGCCGGCACCTCGCTGACGCTGATGTACCCGCTGCCGAACGCGCCCGCGACTGGTGATTCGTTCACCGTCTATGCCGGCTGCGACCACACCCGCGCGACGTGCCAGAACGTCTTCAATAATCTGATCAATCATCGGGGCTTCCCGTTCGTGCCGCCGCCGCAGATCGCGTTCTAGGGAGGGAACCATGTATTTCATCTGGCACTTCGACTACGGACTCGAAGATTTCAAGGTCATCGGCGCGCACGAAGCCAAGGACGAAGCCGTCGCCCAAGCGGCGGCGATGGGAACGACGAGCAGTCCGGCGATCGTCGCCGATGGCGTCTTCGATTATCCCTACAACAAGACCGAGAGCGCCCGATTCCTCGGCGTCGATGTCGCCGCGCTCGATTGCGGCAACCAGGGCGCGCCGGTCTACGTGTCGCACGACCGGAACAACACCTGGGCGCCGTGATGGATCGCTTCGATGAGACCGTCCAACGCATGGCGGTCGTCAACGCGGCCCGATCCTGGTGCGGCACGCCCTATCACCACATGGCCGACATCAAGGGCGTCGGCTGCGATTGCGCCATGCTGCTCGTGCGCGTCTATGTGGATCTTGGCTTAGTCGAGCCGTTCGATCCGCGCCCCTATGTCCGAGATTGGTTCGCGCATCGCGATGACGAGCGCTACCTCGGCATCCTGCTCGCCCGATCGCGCGAGGTCGAAACGCCGCTGCCCGGCGATGTGGTCCTGTTCAAGTTCGGGCGCTGTTTCAGCCACGGCGGCATCATCACCCGGAACGATCCGCTGACGATGGTGCACGCCTACGCGCCGGCCCGCTCCGTTTACGAGGATCAGATCGAGCGCAACGCCAGGATCGCGGCGAAACTATCAACGGCAAAGTTCGCCAGCTATTGGGGAAAATGAACCGTGGCCTTCCTGTTCGGCGACAGCAGCAGCAACACGCAAGTCAAGCCGGCCTATACCGGGCTGCAATTGCAGACGAGCGTCAACACTCTGCCGATCCCGATCATTTGGGGAATCACGAAAGCGGCGGCCAACGTCATCTGGTACGCCAACTTCCAGGCGATCCCCGTCCAAACCAGCAGTGGTGGCAAGGGCGGCGGCGATTCGACCACGACCTCGTCCTACAACTACAGCGCCGACCTGATCCTCGCGCTATGCGAGGGACCGATCGCGGGCGTTCTCAAGGTCTGGAAAAATCAGTCGATCTACAACCTCGGCGACATCGGCCTGACGCTGTTCACCGGCACGACGCCGCAAGCGATATGGGGTTATCTCCAATCGAACTATCCCAGCCAGGCGCTCGCGTACCAGGGCACCGCCTACTGCGCCGGTGCCAACTATCAGCTCGGCTCGTCGGCCGACATCGGCAACCACAATTTCGAGGTCGCCGGCGTCTTGCAGCGCTCGGGCATCAACGGTACCGATGCCGACCCGGCGCAAGTCATCTACGATTTCCTGACCAACGCCCAATATGGCGCCGGCTTCGATCCGACCAAGATCGACATGTCGACACTGTATGGATCCGGCGGCGACGCCAGCTTGCAAACCTACTGCAATGCGGTCGGCATCGCCTTCAGCCCGTGCCTGAGCACGCAAGAGCAAGGCTCCAGCATCCTGAATCGCTGGCTGCAAGTCCTCAATTGCGCCGCCGTGTGGAGCGAGGGCCAGCTGCGCTTCATCCCGTACGGCGACGCGGCTGTCGGCGCCGGGTCGACCGTGCGGAGCGTGCAATATGCCGTTCCGCAGGTCCAGCTGCCGGCCGACGGCTCGACCCCGCCGCCGTCGCAAGTCATCGTTTGCGCGCCGAGTCTGTTCATCTCGGATGGCGGCGTGATTTACACCCGCACCGGCGTGGCGCTCAGCCCGACCGGCTCGTTTCCGCCATCGAGCGCCGGCCAGTACAACGTTTCGGGTGGCGTTTATACCTTCAACGTCGGCGATCAGGCTCAGATCGTCACCATCACCTTCACGACGAACATCCCCACGAGCTACACGCCGAACCTCACGCCGATCTTCAACCTCGACGATCGCGACTTCATCGATGACGGCGGCGACAAAGACCCGATCGTGGTTTCCCGGGTTGACCCGTTCTCGTTGCCGACGGTCGTCCGTGTCGAGTGCCTGTCGCGTTCGAATCAGTACGGCGGCACGCCAGTCGAGGCGCGCGATCAGAGCCAGATCGAGCTTTACGGGACGCGCGTCGGGCCGACGGTCCAGGCGCACGAGATCTGCGATGAGGTGGTGATCGGGCGCATCGTCGCCCAGGCGATCCTCCAGCGACAGCTCTACGTGCGGGCGCACTTCAGCTTCAAGCTGAGCTGGGAATACTGCATCCTCGATCCGATGGATGTCCTCACGCTGAACGACGCGACCCTCGGCCTCAGCAACTACGCGGTGCGCATCACGACGATCGAGGAGGACGAGAAAGGCATCCTCACGATCACGGCCGAGGAACTGACCATCGGCACGTCGTCGGCCGCGCTGTACCCGAACGCCAGTCCGCAGGGCTATCAGCAGAACACGGCGGCCTTCGGCGGTCCCGTCAATCCGCCGCCCCTGATCTGGGAACCGCCGCCGGCCATGACCAACAACGTCCAGCAGGTCTGGGTCGGCGCCTCGGGCGGCTCGGGCGGCGTCAACAATCCGCGCTGGGGCGGCGCGAACGTCTTCGTGTCGCTCGACAACACGACGTACTCGCAGGTCGGCGTCATCAATGCGCCGCTGCGGCAAGGACTGCTGACGGCACCGCTGCCGGCCGCGAGCGGCTGGGATACGACGAACACCCTATCCGTCAACATGGCCGAGAGCGCAGCGGCGCTCGACGGCACATCGGCCGCCTCGGCGCAGGCCGGCGCGACGCAATCGCTGATCGACAACGAGCTGCTGTCCTTCGAGACGGCGACTCTCACTGCCACCAACCAGTACAATCTCACGGGATTGCAGCGGGCCATGTATGGCACGCCTTCGGCATCGCATGCGACGGGTGCGATGTTCGCGCGGCTCGATACGAACAGCGTCTTTCCCTATACCTTGCCAGCGAACTACATCGGCAAGACGCTCTACTTCAAATTCCAGTCCTTCAACGTTCTAGGCGGCAGCGTCGAGGATCTTTCGACTGTCGCCGTTTACACCTTTACGCCCGTCGGCGCCGGCAGCGACCATCCGATCGCCGCGCAACTCAACACCGGCATGGCGCTCGATATGGGCTTCGTCAATGTCGCGCCCGTCGTTTCTGATGATTTCGGAGCCGTCTACAGTGCCCCTGTCGGCAACGTCGATCTAGGATTGGCTTGAACCATGGCAACCGCAGAGCAACTCCAGCTACGGCGCGGCACCGCCGCGCAGGTCGCCGCCTTCACGGGCGCCCAGGGCGAGATCGTCGTCGACACCACGAACAACCGCGTCGTCGTGCAGGACGGCGCCACGGCCGGCGGATTCGCGGCGGCGAAGCTAACCGACATCCCATCCGGCTCGCTGACATCGCGCACGCCCATCGCAGACACCGCCTACACTGTCGTCACGACCGACCGCATCGTCGCCTATACGGCGCTGACGGGCGCCCGTGTCGTCACGCTGTGCGCCGCCTCGACCTATCCGACCGGCGTGCGGCTCGTGATCGTCGACGAATC